TTACTGCTTACACTGTAAGAACGCCGCAAACTCCGCTCCCCAGAAGCTCATCCGTATTTCACACAGCGAACCGTGTAGCATCCAGATGATGAGGATTACCGTCACGCAGAACGTGATGGCCGTAAGCGATTTTTGCGACATAGCGCTTGCTCCTTTGTTGGAGAGGCGCTAACCTATCACTTGCTTAAGGTAGATATGTTAGGGCCTCGGTTAAACAGAAATGTTTTCCGGGGCCTTTCCACATCCGGCCTTCGGGTATTCCCTCCGACCATCAGCCGAAAGGCACCCGCGGGTAATCTATCGTTTTTTTGTTACTCCGGCAATTCTGCCTGTTAATTCTGAGGTAAAGGCAAACTCATCTGATTGTTTCCCCTGTGTGAAGCTGGCAGCTCATGCCACGGGATACCTTCCGAAGAGTGAACGCCGGAGGCGTGTTTTGATGTGAATTTATGGAAAGCTTCCAGTGTTGAGAAGCATACGCCGCATTCCAGGTTGTTACACTGGTAATACTTTTGCCGCACAGTGTTTGAATCGTTTTCCGGACGACTGGTGCGGATTCGGGCAGATGCGCCACAAAGCGGACAACGGAACATAGCGACCTCCCTTAACGTGGTGCTGCCGCTATTCTAAGTTGTAATAGCTCAGACTCCAACTGACAGTTTGCGCAGCCAGAATACAATCAAACCTAGCGGTACGCTTTGTGCGAAGAGCGGAAGTTCGCAACTCCAACAACTTTGATAACCTCCGCATAAATGGAAATCGGTTGCTTACATAAGTTTATTGGCTGAGGTACATATCGGGAAGCAAGCGGGCAGTGCCATCTTATCTGTTACAATCCCGAAATGATTGTTCAGCCCGCTTTTTCTAACAGCATGTAAACATTCAGCTGCAAATTTCGTTGTTGCTGCATGTTATCTCTTCAAGTGCAGCGGCGTTATAATCAACGGAATGATCAACCTGTGATGTAGGTCTGCCAAAAAATTCAACCCCTGACATAATCATGTTGCCGATATTCTCTCGCTGTTTATCACTGAGCCTGTCCCACCACTCAGGGGATGAATATGTATTTTCGGCCTTTGTGAAGAAAAAATACAGAAGGGTATTGAACATCCTGTTAGCCGGGATCTTAATTAGTGTCCGTATAAAACGTCTGATAATTGTTGAAGTTCTCAGCCAACTGAACACTACATATCCCTTACCTCCGCAGGAAAAAGCATTGAAACATACTTGTTCCGCCGACACTGTAAGATCGCTCAAATCCTGAATTTTGGTCCCATCGAAATCCCTCTCCGGTGAAAGAATTGACGAAACTACAATTGGTAAAGGCTCTGCAAAAGTGAAGATAACACTTTCAATTTCTGAAAATTGCCTGCTAAGTAGGATGCGGTCGAGGCTAGTTTTAAGATTATTTAATTCAATTATTGCTGCATTTAAGCCACTTTGGTGCTGGTCGATTAATTTCTGAATATAATACTGTTCAACTTGTAGCTTTCCTTTATCGGCATTTTTAGCAAAATCGGAAGATAGCACTCCCCCTTCTTTGGCGTAAATTTCTTTAGACAATGAACGAAACATTAAGGCAAAGCACTGCTCGTCCGTGCCTGTAAATTTTTCGTTCTCTAGGCATGAAAACAAGATTCTGTCATGAACTGCACAAAATCCTGTAAAAGTGGATGCCTGATTGATACCGATCTTCTCGGGAAGCCATTTTCCGTTGTTTCTCATCAGGCTTGCTAAGTTCATTATCACCCCCATGACGTGATTGCTGGAGTCGGCGATCGCCTTAAGGCTACTGCTCTTAGATATCGTATGCGCCTGAACGATGCGTTTATCACAATCTTCGTGCATGGATGCTGGCGCATAACATGCCTTTCTCTGCGAGAGAGACTTTGAAAATTTCAGTGCCTCGGCTTTGGATACCGGAGTTTCACGGTCTCGACCAAGATGGCACTTTTTATACTTAAGTCCTGAATTACACCAGCACTTATCATTTCTTCCTAATTTCACTTTATTGTTTCCCACGAAATTAATGTTCTATAACAAAAACACTTATCGAAAATAGGTGTAATTTATCACTCCGGCAGCTAAAAGATCATCTGCCACATGCACGATAATAAATCTTCCTTGCGTCATCATCTCCCTCTGTTCTTAAATCAGGTGTTGCCTGTGTGTGGAGGATTCGCGAAGTACAGTAGCCGAAATGCATGATCTTACCCATCAATGGTGAGCACGCGATAATAAGTGAGTCCCTAATTGACCACTCATGGCAATACAACTTCAACCAGCATTCATGACCACTATCCGTGGATTAACTGTTACATAAGCAACACCTGCTCTAGGCACAAAGCGGGCTGCCAGATTGGGTCTGGCACTGTGCTGTGAGTGTGTCAGTTCTGGTTTGAGTCAATACATCTAATTTGCTCATTCTGTTTCCGCTATCCATTCCGGGATTTTTGCTTCAAGCTCAAGCTGTGTGGTAAAGCCACTGTCATCAATAGTGTGCTCGGCTTTTGCAATAATCCAGTCCTGATTATCAATCTCGCTTTTAAATCCTGTTACCGTGCCATGCATTTCGGGGTAGAGTTCTGCACGTCCACGCGCCAGCGTGATGGAAAATGATGCGGCTCCGCGTTGTAGCTGCTGCCACTTTGCCGCCGCTGCGCGTCTTGCTGCCTGCTCGTTCTGATAAGTCTTGCGTAACACAAACACATTGCCTTCTGCGCCTTCCATATAATCACCTTCACGGCTGCTGCTTTTCTCCTTTTTGGGTTTTGGCGGTTTGCGGCGTTTCACGCTGACTTTTTTCTTTTTCCCGTAATTAAGATCAAGCCAGTAAGCGCGTACCCCCGTATACGCTTCGCGGTCAGCAATGCGGAACTGATGGCGATCGCCGCTGCTGCGTGTGATGGCGAACGAGGGCAACGGCTGGCCCTGTGCGTTCACGCCACCGCCGGGCATGATGAATAACAGGTTACCGCTTTTTACCGTGGTGATTGCGCCCAGCATTTCCGCCATGCGCGTGAGGAAGGACATGTCGCTTTCTTCGGTCTGGTCGGCGTGGTCGATTTCGATATCCATCAGCATTTCGCTGATTTGCGGTTTCAGACCATACCGATGAGCGATGGCGGATACCACGCGCTCAACGGTCACATCATGCCAGGACACTTCACGTTTAACGTTAAATTCATCCCGAAAATCTGCGCTTCTGGCTGAAACAGTCAGCCTGTCCGGCGGTCCTTCGTGAGCGATTTCATCAACAATGTAAGTGCCTTTTTCTGTCAGCGGTTCTCCTTTCCAGCCAATGAGAACCGTCAGGCGCGCGCCCCGTGGCGGTAGCTGCAACTGACCATCCGCATCATCCAGCGTGATGGTGAGCTGGTCCGCCTCAAATCCCCGGTTGTCGGTCAGTGACAGGCTCATCAGGCGCTCTGCCACGCCTGACAGCGTTTTACCCTCCGCGAGAATATCAAAATCCGGCATTTTCACGGGGTCTGTGCCCTGACTGAGCAATTGCATGGTGGTATCGGTCATCTGTTCCCTCCCTGTGCGGCATGGTCGCATGTGCGTGCGGAGGGGGTTACTGCTTTTTGTTGTCGCCGGGTCGGGAGAACGGCGCAGGGGTGAGATTACGCGCGTGGTGGGTGATGATTGTTGCCGAATCATTTAACGGATACAAGGGGCTGAAGCTATGAGTGAAACTCGTTTTCATGGTGCCCGTGTTACGGAAAGTACCGACCTGGTAACAGCGATTAATGATGTTGATTCCAGTGTTATCGGTATCGTGGCAATGGCGGATGATGCGGACGCGGAGCTGTTCCCGCTGAACAAGCCCACACTGCTGACCCGCGTCAATGACGTGCTGGGAAAATGCGGAACAACGGGGACGCTTTATCGTGCGCTTAAGGCCATCGCAGACCAGGTGAGCACAAAGGTGATCGTCGTTCGCGTGGCTGAACACAAAGAAGAAGACGGAAAAACGCAGGATCAACTGGTTATCGGTGGTTCTGAATCTGACGGCAGCTATACGGGGATGTATGCGCTGCTTGTTGCAGAGCAGGATGAAAGCATCGGATACCGTCCGCGTATTCTGGCCGCGCCGGAGCTGGATACGGAGGCGGTAACAAAATCCCTGTGCGTGATTGCGGGTAAACTGCGCGCGTTTGTGTATGCCTCATGTCACGGCTGTAACACGATGGCTGAGGCGATTACCTACCGCCAGAAATTCAATGAACGTGAGGTGATGCTCTTATGGCCGGACTTCATCGCCTACAACCCGAAAAGTGGCAAAAACGAAACGTTCCCCGCGCCTGCCTATGCGTGCGGCCTTCGTGCGTACATTGACCATGAGCAGGGATGGCACAAATCACTGTCCAATGTTCCGGTTAAAAATGTGCTGGGGATGTCCAGGCATGTGTTCTGGTCGTTGCAGGCCGAAGACAGCGATGCCAACAGCCTCAACAACAAAGAAATCACGACCATTATTCGTCGCAACGGGTTCCGCTTCTGGGGCAACCGCACACCGGAAACGAACGCCTACATCTTTGAGGTGTATACCCGAACTGCACAGGTGCTGGCTGATTCAATTGCGGAAGCGCAGTTTGAAACCATCGACAGTCCACTGACGCCTGCGAACGTGAAGGATGTTATCAGTGCCATCAGGGCAAAACTGGATTCACTGGTTACTGCCGGGAAACTGATTGGCGCGGAGTGCTGGTATGACATCGTGGATAACAGCACCACGAATTTACGTCAGGGGCGTGTGCGTATTCGCTACAAATATACGCCCGTTCCTCCGCTGGAAGACATGGAGCTTTACCAGTCGTTTACTGATGAATTCTTTGGTCCCGCATTTGCGGTGCTGGGAGGTGCCTGATGGCTGTACCAAAACATCTTCGCTTTTTTACGCTGTTTGTGGATGGTGAAAACGAAGTGGGTAAGGTGACGTCCGTCACCCTGCCTAAACTGACGCGCAAAACCGACAGCTACCGGGGTGGTGGCATGATGGGGGCGGTAAGTATTGATCTCGGTCTGGACGACTCCGCGCTTGATGCGAGCTTTGTCATGGGGGGCGCAGTTCGTGAGCTGTTCCTGAAGTATGGCGGCACGATTGACGGCACGCTACTGCGTTTTGCGGGTGAATACTACACCGATGATGAAAGCGACCTGTATGAAGTCGAAATGCGCGGACGTGTGACGGAAATTGATATGGGGGAAGCCAAACAGGGCGAAGCCACATCACACACTTACGCCATTAAAAACACCTACTACAAGCTGAGTGTTAACGATCGCCCGTTGTGGGAGATTGACCTGCTGAACTTCATTTACCGGAAGGACGGCAAGGACATTGTGCCCGATCGCATCCGTTCCGCGCTCGGGCTTGGCTGATAAGTAATATGCAGGCGGCGCAGTGCGTCGCCTCTGACTGAAAGGAGTTTCCTGATGAAAGTGACGAAAAACATCGATACCGAAAATACGGTCGTTGCTGACACTGTGAAAGAAACCAGCGAGCGTGGCGTAAAACTGACCCGACCAATTGAGCGTGGTGGCGAAAAAATCACGTATGTGGAGATCACCGGGGCTATTGAGCAGGCTGGATCCCTGCGTGGTCTGTCGCTGTCTGATGTGCTGAATCTGAAAGCGGATACCATGTTCACGCTGTTGCCTCGCGTGACCTCGCCACGACTGGATGAAGTGATGATTAAAAAAATGTCGTCACGCGATTTTATTCAGTTGTGCGCTGTGGCTGTAAATTTTATGAGCGAGCCAGACTCTGGCGCGAAGAGCGTGCAGGAGACGGCAGCGTAATCACCCTGGTGTGCTTTGAGCACATCGAAGATCTGGTGGCGGATATTGCCGCCATTTTTAACTGGTCGCCCGCCGAAATCTTCATGATGACGCCCGGCGAAGTGGTTAGCTGGCGTGAGCGGGCGGCACTTCGCAGCGGGAATGCAGACAATGAAGACTCTTGACATCCGGGTCGCTTTCAGCGCCGTTGACAGGCTGACCCGGCCTGCCGAAAACGCCCGCCGCCTGATGGGGCAGTTTGGTGACTCCATCCAGCGAACGCAGGGGGCGATCAAAAATCTCGAGCGTCAGGCGCGTTCATTTGAGCGCGCCCGTGACGCTGTCAGTAAAGCGGATGCTGGCATATTGAAAGCACGACGCCAGCTTAACGCCCTTAATCAGTTACAACGCACGGGTACAGTGCTCAGCGAAAAACAACAAAAGCTGATGCAGCAGTTAAGCACCCGGCTTGAACGCCTGAATGAATCGCGCACACGGGAAATTCAGAAAATGCGGGAGCTTGGCGGAGAGCTGAAACGCCACGGCATTTCCCTGACAGGCAGCGATAACACCATCCAGCAGGCCATCAGACGCACCGAACAGTACAACAACCAGCTTGAACGCGAACGGCAGGCGCTTGCGCGTGTAACACGGGCGCGTGAGCGGTATTCGCGCGCGCAGGAAACAGCGGGAAAACTGAAAACAGGTGGTGCGCTGGCAATTGGTGCGGCAACGGCGGGCGGCTATGCTGCCGGGCGTTTTTTGCAGCCTGCGATCGGGTTCGGCAAAGAGATGTCCCGTGTTCAGGCACTGACGCGAATCGACAAAAACAGCCCGCAGTTTAAGGCGCTGCGTGAGCAGGCGTTAAAACTTGGCTCTGAAACACAGTTTACTGCGAGTGATGCCGCCAGTGGGCAGAGCTTTCTGGCAATGGCTGGTTTTACTCCGCAGGCCATTCAGGCCGCATTGCCCGGTGTTCTTAATATGGCGCTGGCAGGTGGCGTCGAACTCGGCGAGACGGCTGATATAGGCTCCAATATCCTCACACAGTTCAACCTGACAGCCGATCAAATGGACCGTGTTGGCGATACGCTGACAGCAGCATTCACCCGGACCAATACTGATTTACGCGCGCTGGGCGAAACCATGAAGTATACCGGTCCGGTTGCCGCAAAACTTGGTATCAGTCTTGAAGAAGCGGCAGCCATGGCCGGGATGCTTGCCAATAATGGTCTTCGCGGAAGCGATGCTGGTACGGCCATGCGCGCAAGTCTGTCCCGCCTTGCATCACCGCCAAAAGCTGCGGCTGATGCACTGAAAGAGCTGGGGGTGTCAGTTGCTGACGCCAGAGGCAAAATGCGCCCGATGGAGGATGTGCTGCTTGATCTCTATAAGGCGACACAAAAATACGGACAGGTGGACCAGGTTTCCTTCTTCAAGGACATCGCCGGAGAAGAGGCGTTCGTTGGTTTGCAGACGCTTGTTGCGGCGGCTGGTTCAGGAGAGCTGCAAAAACTGACCAGAGAATTGCAGGGGGCAAGGGGAGAGGCCGATCGCGTCGCAAAAGTAATGGCCGATAATCTTGATGGGGACCTGAAAAATCTCGACAGCGCATGGGAAGGTCTTCGTATTCGCATCAGTGATCTGGTTGACGGTCCGCTGCGTTCTGTCACGCAGTGGCTCACGCGGGTGCTTGAAAAAATCACCTCGCTGGCGCAGGCCCATCCGGTACTGACGCGCCAGCTACTGATAGCAGGCGGTGCGTTGCTGGCAATGACTGCAACGATTGGCTCGTTGTCGCTGGTTATTGGGGTGCTTTACGGGAAGCTGGCCACCCTGCGTCTTGGTTTTGACATTCTTACCCGGTCAATGAATGTCGTCAGGGTGTTGCCTGCGCTGTGGGGAATGGTGACGGGTTCCGTTTCTTTACTGGGAGGCGCTATCGGGGCGCTGTTCAGTCCGGTTGGTCTTATCGTGGCTGCGCTTGCCGGAGCTGCCGTTCTTATCTGGAAATACTGGGATCCCATCAGGGCATTTTTTGCCGGGGTGTTCAGCGGGATTATGGAAAGGCTGACCCCGTTGCGCGAAACCTTTGAACGGTTTGGTCCTGTTTTTGACACAATCGGAAGCGGGATCAGCCAGGTGTTTAACTGGTTTAAATCGCTGCTGTCACCGATGGAGTCCAGCAAGGAAACGCTGGATAAATGTACCAGTGCTGGCGAGATATTCGGTAACGTTCTTGGCGGTGCGTTACAGCTTGTTCTGACACCTGCAAAAATGCTACTGGATACGCTGGCGTGGATACTTGAAAAACTTGGCGTCCTTCCGGATGAAGCGGAAAGAGCGCGCAAGAAAATCGAAGACGCACAGCGTGCGGCCATTCTTCAGGACAAGGTTGCCTTGCTTCAGGGTGACCTGGCGAAAATCAATCCGCCGAAGCCTGTGGAAAATGGCAATGGCACCGGAGGTAATAAACCCAAAGACAACAAACCGCTCACAGACAGCAATACCGGGACGCTACGCAGACTCAGCAAAATTGCTGATAACACAGGTAAGCTGGTTGATGAGACGAAAAAACGCATTGGCCCCGGCGATATTGTCTTTAAGAACCTGCCCCGCGCACTTGCTGTTCGTGGAGAGTGGCAGGAGCGGAAGATTGCGCAGGTCAGTAAGCCTGCCCCCGCAATTAATATCACACCCGTGGTCCCGGCTCCGCTGCCTCCGGCGCTGGTCCCTGTTGTTGCGGCCAGCTCCCGCCCGGTGGCGGAGGCCATACGATCTCCAGTGGCATCAGTTCCTGTAACTTCCCGTAACCGGGAGCCTGTTGCCTCCGGATTTGGTGGTGAAATTCATGTTCATCTGCATAACGTTGTTACGCAGAATCCCCGCGAACTGGCGAAACTGGTCGGTGAAATGGTCAGGGCAGAAATGGAACGGCGCGCCCGTGCCGGGCGTGGCAGTTTTTACGATAAAGATTGAGGAGTCATGGCCATGATGATGATCTACGGCATGTTTGTTTTTGAGCTGCGCACGCTGCCGCATCAGCAGTTACAGCAAAACAAAAGCTGGCGGCATGTGAAAAATGAACGCGTTAACCGTTCAGCAAGCTGGCAGTATATCGGTGCAGGTGATGATCGCATCGTTCTTTCTGGTGTGCTTTATCCTGAAATTACAGGTGGCGAAGTGTCGCTGTCGCTGCTGACCACGCAGGCGTATACAGGACGCCCCTGGCCTCTTATTGATGGCGTCGGGCAGATTTACGGCATGTATGTCCTGACCGAAACGAATACGACCCGTTCCGAGTTTGATCGCTACGGTAAGGCGAAAAAGATAGAATTTTCACTGACCCTTGAACGCTGTGATGAGGATTTGCGGGAGCGCCTGCAATCCTCATCGTTCAGCGATATGCTGTCCGGCTTCAAAGATAAAGTGACATCATCCCTTAACAGCGCGGCCAGTTCAGTTAAAGGGCTGTTCTGATTTAATGCTGGCCACTCATACCCTCATACCTGGTAATAAGTGGCCAGTCTTAACACTCACCATTTGATTGCACCAGTGTTAACGATTTGTTACTGGACATCAGACACGCTGGATAGCCAGTAGAAACATACCATTAAAATTATTACAATAATTGGTCACATGATTATCTTATGCTGAATAATAGAGATATGAATATTAATGAACTTAAAGATTGTATTCACTATGAAGTAATCGGTAGCGAGCGTCCTTTCTCCTGGCGAAAGGCAATTGTTCGCGCAATAAAACATAGAAGAGTTCGTTATTTATTTTGGTGGCGCATAGCCAAATACCTTTTTGATAAAGGCGGATACTGTCGGAAGATTGCGGGGAAAATAGAACGTTTCATTCTTGATAAATATAATGTAACAGTCCCTTTAACTGTAAATATAGGGAAAGGCTTTGATATTTCTTATCTCAACAGTGTTGTTATCGGTCACAAAGTAACAATCGGTGAAAATTGTTCAATAAAACCAGGGGTAACTATTGGGCTGCGTGGTGATTTTAATGATATGGATATTGTTATAGGACATAATGTGACCATTGGTTGTAATGCCACCATTCTTGGTGGCAAAGTGCGTATAGGAAACAATGTCACAATAGGTGCTCATGCATTGGTATTGCATGATATTCCAGATGATTCAACATTCATCACTAAATTTCAGTCTGAAGTTATCTGCTCGTCCTCCCGCACATAACCCTGATTCATCAGCTCTGGCCATACGATATCCGGAGCTGTACTGGTGTCAATTCTACTCACTAATACTCTGTATTTTCTCCAGGAATCCAGTTGTGAATTTTCCTCGTTTGTTGCTATTTCAAGATTAACTGCATCCTGCAGAATTGCGATGTTATCTGTTGCTTCCTGGATCAACCTTGCCTTTTTCTCTTCCGCTTCCCGTATCCGAAACAGTTTTTCTGCTTCCTCATCCTTCACCCAGGATACGCCGTCCCACTTCTGATACTCCCCTGCTGGCGACAACCAGGTGACATTCTCTGGTAGCGGTCCGGGTTCAGAAATAAACAACGCGTCCCCCGATGCCACGTCATAGACCGTTTTACCACGATGGTCTTCAACAATATTCCACGATTCATTTTCACTGTTAAAAACTGCCACAAAGCCAGCAGGAATTTCCGGTGGGGCGATATCTGTAGAATTGGCTGGCAGCCCTGTATGAGGTGGAATATATGCGTCACCTTCACCAATAAACTCATTAGTTCCGGCCAGCAGGTTATAAATTTTTACAGTACGTGATTGTTCACTCATTCTGAATGCCATTATGCAAGCCTCACAATATAATTAAATGCGATGTTTTTAACGGTGTTTTCCGCGTTACCAGCAGCGTTAACGGTGATGGTGTGTCCATGTGAACCAATCGCAACAGAGTGCGTATGAGCGCCAATACCAACAGTGTGTGCATGTGCCCCAGCACTTGTAGCGGTACCTGATACTGAGTGGGTATGTGCGCCAGAAGAAGGCACAGTTCCATTCCCCACCACCGTGCCACTTGATGCACCATCCAGCCAGTCGAAATTCATACCGCCACTGTTTGGTCTCCTTAATGGAACGGTATGAGTATGTGCGCCAGCACTATTTGCAGTACCAGATACATTGTGGGTATGTGCACCTGTGTTATTCGTTGATTTAGTACCGTAATCAAACGACGATGTGGTTTTCGTACCCAAATCCGTACTGGATGCGCTGGCACTGTGGGTGTGCGATTTAATGCCGTCCTGTTCCAGAGACAATACGGCCCGACCACTGGCGGGTTTGCCCTTGATTGTCCAGCCACGCATATCCGGGATCACGCCTGACGGATAAGCGACTGCAAGTTTCGGGTATGCAGATTTATCAAAAGTCTGTCCCTGCATCAGGGCGTAACCAGACGGCACAGTATCTGATGGCCACGGCAGCGGAACACCTGGCGGAAACGCTTCAATATTTGCCGAGCCGTCAAATTTTACGCCGTTAATTGTCCTTGCCGTTTTCAGCTTTGTTGCTGTAGCAGCATTGCCGGATAGTTCGCCAGAAAGACCACCGCTGAATGTCTGTTTCGCCGCCCATGTCTGAGCTTCGTCGATAATTGGCACACGTCTTGTCGTAATCGTGCGGCTTCCCGGATTTCCTGAAATGCGAACCATAAAAAAGCGGTAATTCGCTTTACTTACAGTGCTGCGCCATACATGCATTGAGCGCCCCGTACCGGAATCATCACTCGGACCAACAGCGATGTTTATCAGGTTGCCATCAATGACGCCCCAGTCCATACCGTCGGGAATATTGGTCATGTTATCAAGCCGAACGGTTATCAGACTGCCCGGCACAAAATCGTAGGTCTGCCAGTCCAGGCTGGTGAGTTTTGCCACTGCGCCACCGATCCCCATATTCAGGGGCAACGAAAAGGAGTTATACACTTCTCGCCATTCGGTCCATGTGCTCCCGGCGTAGACGCGCTCAAAAGTGCGCCCCTGTGTGGTTTCTGATTTTCCTGTGGTTGTGTAACGCTGCCAGACAGATACACCATCAAAACGCCTGATTACTTCCAGTATCCCAAGCAATGTCGCCCCAGCAGCGTCCAGCATCGGACCGTTTGTCGCCTTTCCTGTAACACTGTAAATACCGGGGTCGGTTAGAACATTCAAATCACCTTCGTAATAACGGCTCTCTGACTGATGACCGACTCTTAACCACGGTTCCCACTGCGGATTTGATGCATCCCAGCTTGCCGCAAGGCAGCGAACGTACATATTCCCACGACGAGTGGTATAACGTTGCGTTCTTCCATAATTCCCGCCTTCGAGGATCTCAAGCGTCCCCTGAGCAAAGCCGCCTTCCTCTGGATAATTGCGTTCATATGAAGCTATAGCCGAGCTACTGTTACGCCATAAACCAAGATGCTCAGCGGCTCCAAGCGTATTCAGGTCTATAGTCGTACTCAAAGGGCGGGTAGCTGATTGAGTGTGACGCCATACGCCCCACGGACCATCAGTGCCATTCCACTTATTGGCGAGTTTACGCATGTATACATTGCCGTCTCTCGTGATAAAACGTTGCGTGCCTGCAAAATTGCCAGCTGCAAAAACCTCAAGCACACCGACAGCATTATCTTCCGGGAAATTTTTCTCCAGTGTTGCGTTGGTGGATGTTGCTTTAGACCAGATGCCAAGATAAGCCTTAACGGGACCAAATGTATTCAAGTCAGCATCAAGCGGCATTTCGCCATTGTTTTTCATAAACGTCAGGCTGGTAACGCCAACATTGTCCAGAAAAGCGCCCTTATCTGGAATATCGTCACCGTTCTGGTCTTTCTGCATACGTTTTTCAGCATTGTCATAGGCTGCTTTTACTGCCTTTGGCGTTGCCGCCAGCTCTTCACTGGTGCTGTTTGTTGCGCTACTTAACTGAGTAAAACCTTTTTCTGTCAGCGTGGCGTCAGGATGGCGGCGGGATTGCTCATGCTCTGCGATTTTGTCATCGACGTAATCCTGCGTCGCCATCACTGTGCTGGCATCAATACTCAGCTCAACGGACGCCACGTTGCTGACAATAATAACCATGCGGCAGGTCTGCGCGCGCCCGGAGCCTTCAGCGAGTTCAGGTTTATAGCTTTCCGCCATGTTAGCGACCGCAATCAGTGTTCCGGCATCGTCATACAGACCCAGCTCACGCATCCAGAAGCCGCCCACTTCTGGCGGTACAACCAGTTCAGCCACGATATAGTTTTTATTCTTGTTATCCACGCTGACTTTATTCAGAGCGTGACGCCAGACCTCATGCACCAGTTTCGTCTGACCGGCATCCGGCACCGGCAATTTGCCATTACCGTCACCCACGGCCATTGCAGACAGAGTTACTTTTTTCCCGCCGGGGACAGTGGCGGCTGCCAGCTTCGCGGCTCCGGCAGTAGTGATAACGGTTTTAAATTTCGTGCTCATTGTTTCTCACTTATCCGGGATAAACAGTAATAACATCACCATCACAGACCACACCGCCTGTATACAGATAGCCAGGAATGTCCTGGATAATGTTCAGGCCGATAAGGTGGCGACTTGCGGGTTTGGCATCGGCAATCAGCCGTTCCATTTCCAGATACATTTCCTCGGTCACACCACTGTCCAGCGTGCCAACATCAACCTTGAATGTTCCGGGTTCGCCGTCGAACTCCCACCACTCAGACACACGAATGAGATATCCCAGCGGCTCAATGGCCCGGCGCAGTGCGCTGATGGTTCCCTTGTGTCGGTGTATCAGCCATGCATCACGAATCACCTGTCGCTTTGTCTCTTCCGGCCAGTTGCGATCCCAGCGGTCAACGGAAAATGCCCAGGCGAGATAAGGCAGCAGATGCACCGGGCAGGTATCCGGCGACCACAGCGTGTTGAGGTCTACCGGAATGTCTGTAATGCGTGTCCCGACGGCTTCGGCACAACGCATGAAACTGCTGGCTGATGGCGGTAACAGTGAATTACTCATTACGCCCACCTTCGCTGATGGTGAATGACTCACAGCGCGCCGCCTGTATGTCGCTGATGGCCATATTCTGTGTGGGTTCGATTATCTCCACGCGTTGCACGCCGTGCACATGCAGTGCGGCAGCAATGGCTGACAGCGCCACGTCCTGACCGATAAGCCCCTGCTCAGCCAGCCACTTCCTGAACGACGATTCCGCCGCAGCCAGAATAGGTTCGGATTCCGGGCCGGGGTAAAAGAACAGTTTTGCATTCAGCCGCCATGTCACGATTCTGGCGCTCTGTACCGTCAGGCGGTCGGCCACCGGGCGGGTATCCTCTGCATTCAGAACGGCGCGAACGGTATTAAGCAACGCCTCCGTTGCTGTGCCGTCGCCTTCAGTGGACAGAATGGAAACCGTCACGTTGGCCGGAGACGGGCTGATGGCTCGCGCGTCGCGTACCAGACCGCTGGCGCTGCGTGCAAAATACTCGTATGCGCCTGACGGGCCAGCAACACTCAGACCGTCATACGCCCGTTGCGCCCGCAGTCTCAGCGAGGTGTCGCTTTCCATCACCGCGTCGGTGGTATCCGTTGCCGGAGTGATAACCAGGCGCTTTGTGTTCATATTGCCCGCGAGGTTGTCCAGGTCTGTCCCGACGCTGTGGCTTAACATGCAGGCGCGTGCACCCTCATTGACCCGCTGGCGTAACAGCATTTCACGAAAAGACATGGTTTGAGCGATAACGTTCAGTGGTTCTGATTCCAGTTCCAGCGCGGCGGAGACGGCTTCACGCTGTTCGGCGGGATAAGCCGCAATCATCATGGCCTTTGTGTCAGCCAGAATTGCTTCAAAGTCAGGCTCCGCGATGATGGCGGGTTCCGGTAACTGTGAAAGGTCAACGGCGGGCATGATTTACTCCCTCAGCGTGATGGTTAATTCAACATTCTGCATGGTCTGCATGACAGTGCCCGACAGCGTCACCCCGGCGCGGCCTCCCGCTTTCCAGACAACGTCGATGGCATCCAGGGCAATGCGGGGTTCCCATCGTGTCAGTGCAATCACGGCAGCACTCATGCATTGCAGACGCGTGGTGTTATTCATGGGTTCGTCAATCAAATCAGGCACAAGGCTGCCATATTCCCGTCGCATAACCCGGCTTGCCAGCGGGGTGGTCAGGATGTCCCTGACTGACTGTTTCAGGTGCTCCATATCGTTCAGGTTTCCCGTTCCGTCCTGGTTCATTCCTGTGTAGCGGGTTGTCACTGCGGGCCTCCTGTCGAATCGCTGCCACCTTTAACGCCACCGTGCTTATGCGTATGCACTGTGATGCCGTTTGAGGTGAAATCGCCGCCACTGTGCGTGATATTGCCGCTCATCTTTCCCCCTTTTGTGACGTCAATCTCGGCTGTTTTCAGAAGGTTTGTGCATTCCACGACGGGCGTATCCAGTTTCACGCTGACGGATGCCTGCAAAGTGGCCGTTTTCATGCCGCTGGCACTCAGTGCGCCTGCGTCCGCGTCGTAGCGGAACACCGCGCCGTCCGGCGCGCTGACCACGATTTCTTTCAGGCTTTTGCCGGGGGCCGGATTGGCATCACTCCACAGGCTGCCAATTATCATGGCGGTTTCCGGGTTGCCGCCAATGCAGGCAATTGCCACCTGTTCGCCTGGTGATGGCGGCAGCCACACATTGAAGGCTCCCGCGCGCGTGGTGTTCCAGCGCAACCAGCCTGTTTCCAGTTCGCCGCTGCGAACGCGCACGCGCCAGGACTTCTCATCAACTTCAGAGATGATCCCGGTGCGGATGATATTGCTCAGCAGTCGCATGAGTTCTGCGCTCACCGTACAGCCTCCGCAATCCGGCCCAGCACCGTGTTATAAATCAGGCGCTCATCTGCCTGGCTGATACCCAGCAACTCACGTACCGGGTAATCGGTGAAAATGCCCGGCGCAACCTGATCGCGCTCACCGAACTGATGAACGCGGGCAATACGTGCGGCCACGCCGCTGTAACCCACCGTCACACCGGAAGCATCTGCACGGGCTTTCAGGTAGCGGGCGGTGCGCAGTTTTACGAACATGGGGACGCGCTTTGTGCTGTCCTGGTTGATGCGCCGGGTGCGTATTTCCAGAAAGCGGTCGATGTCATCCCGGTAAAACGTGCGGATGTTGTTTTTATCCTCATCCCACCCGGTGATGGTTCGCCCGTATTTCCCCGTGTCGTGATGCCAGTTTTTCAGCGTGCGTGCTTCGTTATTCCAGATAAAGCGAATGCGTTCCTGTATCCGGGTTACACGGCGTTTGCGTGGTGTCCATGCGGTCCCGTCCGGCGCTTTCTGTGACCGGATACGTGCCTGCTGGGCGCGACGTAAATCCTGTGCCAGCTTTCTGGCGATGTTATTGATGGCCTGCTGATTCAGGCTGTCGCGGATGGCCTCAAAGGTTTCATCCACGCGGGTGAATGCCTTATCCATCGCTTTCACCCCACGTCACATCCTGGAATACATGCGACCAGTCGCCTTCGGAAGAGGGCAGACGGGGTTTTGGCTCCGGCAGGTGTTCTGCCTGCGGTGTGCCCTGACTGCTGCGCGTGATGCGAACGCGTTCCCGCAGGGGGAGCGTAAACAGGAGATCGGCGCTGTCATCGTCATTGATAACGGCGGAGAATTTGATGTCCTGATTACGCTCAGGGTTGAGCAACAACTGTGGCTGATTTTCGGATAACCACGCCAGCAGCGGCAGCGTGAGGTCGTCCAGCTCCCCGGCGTAATCCATGACAAACATCACCATCTGATAGCGGTAAACAAACGAGGGAGTTTCTCCGGTCGTTTCAATGTTGCCGCTCTCCACGAAAATGGTGAATTTCTCCGGGTTGGCGTGACACCATCGACATGAACGGGTCATGGCTTCACGCAGGGAATCAGTTTTCAGCATGGCTGTTGTCCTCGTTGTTCAGTCGTTGCAGTCTGCGCTGCTCCAGTAATTCAATGGCCCGTTTATCCGCGTTACAGGTTTCCAGTGCATCCAGAAGGCGGTCGCCCCATATACCGAGATTTCCCCATGTGGGAGTGTCAGGGAAGGGGGGCGGCGTTACCGGTATGGTCAGCGTCTGCGGTATAAGCCGGACTGACGGCGCTGGCCGTGGCGCGTTCAGCGTGCCTGCGCAACCTGTCAGTAAAACGAGCATCAGGCAAAGCGTGGGCGCATTCATCTTTTGCAATATCGTTGCGTAGCTGTTCACGTCTGGCCTCTCCGTCCTGATTGCGTTGCTGATTTTCCACGCGGAGTTGTGCCAGCACCTGCTGCATATCCTGTACCCCGGCGCTGATGATATTCAGGGTGTCGACGGTACTTTTCAGGGTGCTGGCCTGCGCTTCGTTTCTGGCGTTCTCCCGGCCCAGCGACCACGACAGACGCATGGATGTTCCCCATGCGGCAATCAGAAGGAAAGCGACGCCCAGCGTGGGCCAGAGCTTCATGCCGGATAGGCTCCGTGTGGTAACTGAAAATGCGGTCCGTCTTTCAGGGTCTTCCAGTCGCCGCCCCATTCCACCGGAATATTCAGTTCCCGGCTGGCCTGTCTGAATGCTGCTGCGATTTTTTCGTACAGCGGCCATTCCCATGACACCTGGCTGCCGATATAAGCCACAACATCCACGGCATGCCCCGTAAGGTGGCGGCTGTTCATGGTCTGGCTCTTACCCGTGGCCACCAGTTGCTTCTGGCGGTAACGGCTGCGCAACCCTTCGGTGATACCAAAATCCACTTCCGAGATTTCCAGTGCCCGTCGGGTCACTTTCACCAGATCAGGATTTACGCCCTGCAAATTCTTTTCGCTCCGGCTGCTGAATTTAAATGTGTTGCTCATTCGTCCTTCTCCTTCACCCTGCGATTAAAGGCCGCAATAACCTTGTCGCGTGCTTTCTCTGCACCCATAAAACCGATTGATGCGCCGATAAACGTCACGGCATCTTCAGGAAAACCGAAGAAGCGCAACGACCCGGCCACGGCCATGGCAAGAACGCCGCACGCCAGCGATCCCGTTACGGTCTGAACCAGAGTTCGTCCGTCATAAAGACTCATCAGCGCGGAAATGCTGACCGCCGCGCCTACTGCATACACCGTTGGCAGGTGGTCAAAGAGCCACGCAATAACCTGCTCTGTGATCCCTGTTTGAATGGTGCTCACTGCTACTCCCCCCACAACTGAATCATTTCTCGTTTCTTCTTCTCCGGCTCCGGCATCTCCACTTCCTGCCCGGCGTCCAGAAATACCTGCTGACAGAGTCCGGGGTTGGCATCCAGCACCTTTTCGGTGACGCCCTGCGTCGTGCCGTAGTACCGGAAACAGAGCGAATCCACGGTGTCGCCTTCCAGTGCCTTCACTTTCATCAGCACAACTCCGCAAAGATTCGCGGGCGGCACAGAATGTCAGAGATGGCCCAGCTCATATCGCGCCACAAATCCGATGTCTGTATATCCAGTGCGTCCGCCCGGCGGTCGCCCTTGTCCGTTGTGTCCGCATCGCGGTAACGCTCCAGAATCAGGGCGCGTGTGGCGGTGTAAACCGCATTGCGCCAGTGCCAGAGATTGACGCTTTCTCCGTTAATTACGGGTGCCGGAACATCGGCCAGCGTCTGATGGCCAGCCGCCTGCTGTTCCTGCTGCCACGCTTCCAGCTCGCGGGTAACGTGTGCCACGGCCCCGGTGGCGGTATGCAGCAGGCGGGAGGTGGTCACACGGCCCGGCAGTCGTACCGCCAGACGCAGTTCACGCAGCACAATATCCGGCCAGAATGCACCCGCTGAAATACGGGTATCACCATCATCGGTATCGGTGATGTCGTCCTCTGCGGGTCCGGGGTTGGTTCTGGCAACCATACTCATGGGGTTCACTCCTGAAAAAATCGGGCGGTGGGTGCGCGGTGTAAACGGTCACGGAGTCAAACCGGAACACCGCGTACGCCGCCCGCTGACGGGGTCAGTCGTTAACCGCGCTTCGCCTTCTGCGTCGCGGTGGTTTTTCGTGTTGCAGGCTTCCGCGTTGTCTTTTTACTTTTGCTGCTTTCGTCCTGCGCCTGCGGTGTGCTGGCATCTTCTGGTGCGGCTGCGGAATCGGCTTTTTTCAGGGCGCGGGAAAGGGTTGCAATCTCGCGTTTCACACCTGCGTTCGGGTTCAGGTGCATTGCTTCGCGCAGCAGCTTCAGTGACAGGGCCATGCTGTCCGCATCGCTCAGGCCACGGCGGGCAAAGGCGCACGCCTTGCATAATTTGGCGCGCACTTCGTCCGGCATGTCCTGGTCGGTGACAATCTCCCGGAGGGTATCCAGTGGTTCGATAAAGGCGGACAAATCCGCGTCGGCATCCGTCCCGGCCTGCGTCAGTACCGGGTTGCAGATTTCTTCGGTCAGCACTGTGGCAGCAGTACGGCCAAAGTTATCCGGCATGATGAGGTTGTGACGGACCACATACGCGCCAATACGCAGCGCAAGCGGAAGATCGCCGCAGTCAATCGCCCACACCATCAGCGTGGCAATCACTTCGTCCTGCTGCCCGCCGTCAGCCTCCAGCGTTCCCTCAATCCAGCCGGAAAAGTCCGGCAACAACTCTTTTTTGATGGCGGCTTTCGCGCTTCTGGCCTGTACGCCCTTAAGCCGGGCCTGTGCCAGACGCAGACGATACAGCACCTCTTCATGCGCGGTACGCGCGGCGTGGTCCACGCCTTCATTCGCCCGGCCTGCGCGCTGTGCCATCACGTTCTGCCAGTGTTGCTGTGCAGGAGTAATCATTTTTTCTCTCCGTTACAGGCGGGCATGATGCCCGCCGTGAGTTGATTAGCTGTCGGCGAACTTCAGGCCAGTGACCATCGCGCACTTGCCATAGTCTTCAACGACATAAGCGTCATTGATGGACTGGTAGGTGGCGATACGGTTGTATTCCGGTTCGTCTTTCATCAGACGACGCATTGAACCTTTCTGCCAGTAAATCGACAGGTTGTTGAACGAGGTGATCAGCATCGTTGCATCCGGGAAGAACGGCGCAAGGAACACGCCCAGCCCGCCAATGGTGCGCGATGACAGGATGAGCTGCCCGGCAAGTAATTCCGCATTGGGATTCTGGCCGCTGATGCTGTTCAGCACGGGCAGACGCAGCGAGTTAAACAGGTTGCGCCCCATAATCACCACGAGGTCGTCAGCTTCCTTGTGCCATTCATCCAGCAGGGATGAACGCGCGTCCTGTACCAGTGCATCAGCGTTCGCATACTTACCCACGTGCGCCACGGTGTTGTCCATGTTGCGGGAGGTCAGCGTCACGTCATTCATAACGCGTTCGCTGGCGTCGGTTCTGATGTGCTCCAGCCAGCCCACGTTAACGTCCTGAAGCAGCTTGTTGGTGCTGAAGTTGGACTCATCCGCGTGAGACGTGCCGTTGAAACCGATCATGATGCGGTCAAGCGCCACCTGTCGGGCAATCTGTGCGCTGATGCGGGACTGAAAATCAGGGTGTGCCGACCAGGCATCAAGCTGCGGATACGAAATAAACGTGTCGTAGTTCACCTGTTCGCACTGGTATTTGCGGTTTTTCAGATTAACCACGTTATTCGGGTTACGGCGTTTTGTGCCGTCATAACTGGTATTCGTGCGCGCAATCGGTCCTGTGGTGTCCAGGAGGATTTTTTCGCCTTTCTGGTCGGTCACGCCGATCACGTTAATTCTTTTCGTTAATTCTGTGCTGTCCTTTGAGGCGTTTTCAAAACGCTGCTGCACCGCGGGTTCCACGGTAAATCTCGATACCAGCGCAGAAACCGGGATATTGTTAAGCGACGCCTGCTGCGCCATATAGCAACCCAGCTTGTTGCGGGTAATATCTGACATCACCAGATTCATAAAAATTTGCTCCTTTGTCTTATCAGAAGTCAGCCAGCTGGTCGGAGGCTGCGCCCGTTGCGGTGAACCGGTTCTGCGGATCGCCGTCCTGCGTGCGCAGTTTCTCCTTCAGTGCTGTCAGCTCTGTGGTCAGTGACGTGATTTTCTGGCTGTCCTGCTGATGGCGGGTTTCCAGCGTATTAAAACGGTCGATAATGTCGGCCTGTGACGTTGCGACGCCTTCCACCGCTTCCTGAATACGGGAGAAACTGGCGTCATCCGCTTTGCGGCCACGGCCAATAATCCCCATTACGCGGTTAAACCACTGGGTGCCTTCTTCCTGGCATTGTTCTGCCATTTCGATGATTTCAGACTCGATGGCTTCGGAGATAAGCGGTGCTTCACCCTGGACACTGTTGAACGTCATCACCGCCTGACGTTGCTGTGCCGTGAATTTCAGGCGTTCAGTGCCCAGGCTTGCCGGGGTGTCGGTCATCGCCAGCCCAACCAGATAGGCGCGCCCGTTAACGGAGAACTGCGGGTGCAGTTCGATACTGGAATAGATTTTCTTGCCGTCCGCGACAAGCTGCTTCATGCGCTCGGTCGGTTCGATTTCTGCATACAGCGCAGTACGTCCGGCCAGCGGACCTTCCGTAATGTCTTCCGTACTCAGCGCGGTGACATCGCCCATTGCGGAAAATTCGCTTGACGGGCATGGCGAGAGATAGTGCTCAACGTTCACGCGGGCGGCGTAAACATCCGGGTTGAAGTTCTCGGCGGCTTCACGCAGATGCACCGGACTGATTTCGCGGCCATCAACAGTTGATCCGGAGACAGCCACGCGAAACTTTTTGCGGGATGTCTTTTTTTCATTAGCCATAGTTTTTGCCCCTCTGACTGGTTCTTCAGTCATGATGGCAAAGCGTAACAGGCTGATACAAAGGCCTTTTGTTGTAAGAAAACGGCCAGAACAGGGGGTTAAGGAGAACGGTTTCGCGCGCGGGTAATCTTCCTGTAATTACTCAGGGGGAGCAATGATTCAGGACGCTTTTGTGCGCCAGCGTGCGCGGCAACTTTACTGGCAGGGTTATCCGCCCGCAGAAATCTCACGTCTGATGGGAATAAACCCGAACACGATTTATGCGTGGAAAAAACGCGACCAGTGGGATGAAACGCCACCCGTGCAGCGTGTCACGCAGTCCATCGATGCGCGCCTCATCCAGCTTACTGAAAAACAGAATAAAACAGGTGGTGACTTCAAGGAAATAGACCTGCTGACCCGGCAGCTTAAAAAAATGCATGATGGCCAGCCGGATGCGACGGCCACAGGAAAGAAAGGCCGGGCGAAAAAACTTAAAAATCATTTCACGCCGGAACAGATTGCCGCACTGCGGGAAAAAATCATCAGCAGGCTGGAGTGGCATCAGCGGGGCTGGTTTGACTCCCTGACTCTTTGCAGGGAAGCCGGGATACGTAACAGGATGATCCTGAAATCCCGACAGATTGGGGCGACCTGGTATTTTGCACAGGAAGCACTGCTGATGGCGCTGCGTGACGATGTGGCGCAACCTTACCAGCGTAACCAGATTTTTTTGTCTGCGTCGCGTCGTCAGGCGTTCCAGTTTAAAAGCATTATTCAGAAGGCCGCGGCTGAAGTTGATGTGGAGCTGAAAGGGGGCGATAAAATCATCCTCTCCAACGGCGCAGAGCTGCATTTTCTCGGCACTTCTGCTGCGTCGGCACAGTCCTATACGGGCAATTTTTATTTTGATGAATTTTTCTGGGTCAGTCGCTTTGCTGAACTGCGCAAGGTGGCTGGCGCTATGGCAACCCTCAGCGGACTGCGGCGCACCTACTTCTCCACGCCATCCACCGAAACGCACGAGGCATACGCCTACTGGAACGGCGACCGCTGGAACGAGAAAAAGGCCTCGCATAAACGCCAGCGTTTTTCTGTGGACTGGAAAACGCTGCATAACGGGCTTATCTGCCCTGACCGGACGTGGCGGCAAATTGTCACGCTGGAAGATGTGGTTAATCACGGCTGGAAACACACCGATATTGACGAAATCCGTGATGAAAACACCGAAGACGAGTTCCTCAATCTCTATATGTGTGAGTTTGTTCGCGAAGGGGAATCGGCATTTAACCTGAATATCCTGATTGGCTGCGGTGTTGACGGATACGACGACTGGAAAGACTGGAAACCTTTTGCTCCCCGCCCGATGGGGAATCGTCCGGTATGGATTGGGTATGACGCAAACGGCAGCAGTGGAAACGGCGACAGCGGTGCAGTGTCCGTGGTGGTTCCTCCGGCTGTTCCTGGTGGCCGTTTTCGAACGGTGGAGACGCGACGCGTTCAGGGGCTGGAGTTTGAAGAACAGGCCAGAGTCATTGAAGAGTTCACGTATCGCTACAACGTGGAACACATCGGCATTGATGTGACGGGCGGGAACGGGGAGGCTGTTTATCAGATAGTGAAACGGTTTTTCCCTGCAGCTATTCCGTACACCTTCACGCTGTCATCAAAACGGTCGCTGGTACTGAAAATGCTGCAAATAATGCGTGCCGGGCGGTGGGAATACGATCGCGCCGAACGCGAGCTGGTCGCGGCCTTTAACGCCGTGCGTAAGGTGAAAACACCGGGCGGCTTTATCACTTACGAAACGGACCGCGCGAGGGGGATTAGCCACGGCGACCTTGCGTGGGCAACCATGCTTGCTGTCATTAACGAACCGATTGGCGGCGAAGGAGAAAACGAGCGTTTCACGGTTATGGAGTTCTGATGAGCAGAAAAAATAAAAAAGTGCGCATGAGTTCACGCATTGATCTCGCTGATGCGCTCAGGAAAGAATCATCGCTCAGTGCATTCACATTTGATGGTCCTTACCGCCTGACCGGGCATGACCTGCTGGACAATATGTACTGTGCTGATAACGGGCGGTGGTATGAAACCCCGGTGGACTGGTACGGTCTGGCAAGAGCTGCCCGGCAAACGTCCTGGCATCAATCTGCGCTTTACTTTAAGCGCAATGTATTACTCGGTTGCTACATCCCGCACCCGCTGCTTTCCCGGCAGGATTTCTCGGCGCTGGCGCTGGACTGGTTTGTGTTCGGTAACGCATTCCTTGAGCTTCGAAGCAATATGCTCGGCGAACCGCTTAAATTACGGCACGCCCTGGCGAAATACATGCGACGCGGAAGCGATCTTGAATCATGGTGGTATGTGCAGGATGGTAAGGACGCGTTTCAGTTTCGCCCTGGCAAAGTGTGCCACCTGATGAATCCGGATATTAACCAGGAAATCTACGGCATGCCGGAATATCTTGGTGCATTACTCTCGGCCAGCCTGTCTCATTCGGCGGACATGTTCAGAAAACTGTACTACGACAACGGCTCCCACGCCGGGTGCATCATCTACATCGGTGCAGCGCAGGTAAACCGCGAAAGCATGGACTCACTGAAAGAAACGCTACAGGGGGCACGTGGTGGTGGTGCGTTTAAAAACGTGCTCATTCATGCGCCCAACGGGGGCAAAGAAGGGGTGCAAATTTTGCCGTTCCAGCAGATCACCGCAAAGGATGAGTTCATGAATGTTAAGGCGGCATCCCGTGATGATGTGCTGGCTGCGCACCGCGTTCCACCGCAACTGATGGGGGCGATGCCGGGCGAAAAAAGTGCGTTTGGTGATGTGGAGAAGGCCGCGCGGGTTTACGCAATTAATGAGCTGATGCCCGTCATGGAGGCCATGAAGCACATCAATGACTGGCTGGGCGAAGAGGTGATCCGCTTTAACCCTTACGCACTGTTAGACACTCAGCCCACAGCCTGACGCGCTTCGCTTGTCTGCTGCTTCGCCGGGGCATAAAAAATTTATGCCCCGACTCTCCAGCTCCTGTATCAATCAGATAATTTCACGACGCCTTCCAGCTTATTGCCATCATCGACGGTCAGACTCTTACGCAATCCCACCGCGTTGACTGCATGTTCCTGCCGCCTCAGTGCGATTTTGGCGGCCTTATCTGTTACCCCATCAAATCAAAAGCCCTCACGTCTTTTTCACGCTCAGCGTGAGAAATACAGCCATTCTGTTGTGTCGCTGCGACATCGCTCAGGGAATGCTATTTACCCCCTGAAACGCGGGCTGTTCCCCCGTCACCTGCGCGCAGAAAAAACGCTTTTTTTTGTGCACGCACGGATCCTTGACGGATCCAGCCGCCATGCGGGGCGGAAGGGTAAAAAGTCGTTCAAAAAAATTGTGCAAATTTGTGCACTATCGTGCAGTGTGCATCGTGCTGTTTTCTGCGCAAAAAACGGATGGTAAATTTGTTCGTAGCAGGGAAATTTTAATGAGCGCAAGACATGAAGAAAGATTCATATCCTTATTTGATTTGCATGACTGTTTCAGTGCTAGGGATTATTTTCCTCTTTTACTGGTGGAGGGCAGATATCTACAGGATTACATATCTTAATTCGCGTATATCCAATTATTACATCTTGTGTAGTATGGGTATGTCCTTTTTCTTCTCCTTGTTTCTGGTGAAGAGGGGGGTAGTGAAGCAAAGTGGCTGGAAAGGACTGTCGGAATACCTGAAGGTTTATGCTGGCTCTTGCATTCTTACAGGGATATTCCTGATTATCCCTCTTATGATGGTGACTTATTTTTTACCAGGAGTAACATCATCATATGTTGCACCGTATGAGTATACATCTGGTAGTTCAAGAAGCTGTTCCGGAGCGTTTGTTGATGATCCCGAACTGCATAAAAATATTCTTATTTGCTATCCGTATGGTAACTATGAATATGACAATATTATCTATGTTGAAAAGAAAACTAATGCATTGGGCGTTGTTGTGACGTATGCACAGACTGCACGAGACGATGCTGAATAAGATACTACAGAGATAGTCCACTTTTTTGTTTATTTGTCGGGATAAAAACAAATTACCCCGACTCACCATGTATTAATCTTCCGCTTTAAGTTAGTATTTTAGCTGCGCTGTCCTGCTATGCAGCAAAGCGGCGTACTTTAATGCGTCCTGTGCTTTCTGGAATTTAAGTGCATAGTCAGTGGCGATTTTTTCCAGTTCAGTGATTCGGTTGTCTTTGGTTTCCAGTCAATCAAGTAGCGCCAATACTTCAGGGGCCCCGACATCCAACACTGTTACGCGTGATTTTTCATAATGTTCGTCGACAAGAGTTCGACCAACTTTGAAATCTCCATCATCACCATAACTGGAGCAGGCATAAACAACCTGTGCTCCAGATATTCGCTGAATTGACATTTCTTCGCCGCAAATAGGGCATTTTGGTACTGGTGCAGGTGAATAACGTTCACGTAATGCCTGATAGTTGATTTTGCTCATTAAGTCGCTCTTCTTGTTTATGTTCTGAGATGGAGATCAGGGCGAACTCGCCCTGACGTTGTGTTATTCAGGAAATAACGCCCTGATATTTCCGGCCATCTGACTGGTTATCTGTGCGGTTGGTACTGGCTGTGACAGGGGGCGTTCTGTCCTGGTTTGTGTCACTGATAACGCCTCATCGTCAGCCCATGCTGCCAGTCGGTAAGCCTCTGCCGGATTCATTTTCAGAAGCGCCAGCCCGGCCAGAAAAGCCACGCGTTGGCCGTTTTTACGGGCTTCTGGTGTAAGGCTGTCCAGCCAGGCGCATGCTTCGCCTTCGTTCTTGACGGCGGCGGGCTTCAGATAGAAACTTATCCGTCTGGTTGGTGTCGTCATTGGTTTACTCCTTGTCCATTGCGTACAGCCCATTAACCAGAGCAAACTGTGGCACCCCGTCCGCGATGAAAGTCGCATTAACCCCGCAGGCTTCGCGGATAGCGGGTGCCACAATCTCCGCTCCGCCACCGACAACCATCACCCGCCCGTAACCCGAAAAACCCGCCAGCGCGCGGATCACGCGTTGTTTCAGTGTTTCTTCCTTTTCACGAATAACCGCCATCAGGCTGGCGTAATGCGCGTCATTGTGGATGTGCTGGCGCAGCCAAGCTTCATCATGGCGATGTTCGATAATGGTATTGGCGATGTGGTGACTGGTACGCATACCGTTAGTGGCCATCACCGACAGTACTGCATCGGCCATCAGGGAAACGCCTACGTGTGGATCGCAAAACACCTGGCTGATACCTGCCAGTTGTCCCTGAACCTTTGCCACATCCAGCGTGGTTCCGCCTAAATCCACAATCAGCAGGGATTCAAACGGACTCATGTCAGCCAGTGCTTTAAAGCCAGCCGGAATAGATTCAGGCATAACCCGTACGTTACGGATAGTGAATGCTTTGCCGTTCTGGTACTCCACCGGGCGCATAACGTTCGCTTTTTTGCGGTTGATGTTGGCCATGTCCGGCTGTGCGTTTGTGTCGAAATACTCGCTCAGTGGCAGGGTGACAACCACATCCACCTCCTGTGGCGTGATGCCTGATTTGACCAGCGCGTGATGAATGGCAATGACATTCACATCGCTGTATTGGTATTGCGTGTCGGTCGTCTGGACAAAGCGATCGCTGACAGGATCAAAACCATAGCGCACGCCATCAAGCATGTAGTTCGCGGGCTGCGTGCCACCGAACGGCGCAGACCATTCCGACTTGAAGCTGTTCGGGCTGATGGCGTTGCGGCGTTCGCCGTTCTCAGTCCATGCCAGCTTGATGTTGGTGGAGCCGTCGTCGATACAAATTTTCATGTCGCTTTTCCTTATGTTGATTAATTAATCGTTTACGGGATTCTGAAATCCCGTTTTTGCCTGTTTTGTGCGCGCTTCATATATCGCTGCGCGTTTTTTGCTCATTTACGGGATTCGTGAGTCCCGTTTCTGTCTGTTTATTGTTTCCACTGGTCAGGCCACCCCGCAGCAGGTCTGCTTTGCGGCGGGCGCGTTCAGTGGTTTCACTGATTCTCTGTGCGTGCTCTGCGTCGCGGATGGCGCGCAGCATGTCAGAAAGCACGGTAACGGGTGTTTTCATGGTGTTCTGGTCCTGCTGAAGTGTGGATGCCAGGCGTGCGGCGGCTTCAGGGGCTGATGCCCCCAGCTGTGCCAGATAGCTGGCGACCGGGTTATGGCGGATCTCCGTGCTGCTTACGCCGTGATTACGGCTCAGGCGCTGCCAGAGCTGCGTGATTCGGCTGTCCGGGCGGGTATCCGGTTTGCGTATAATTTCAAATCCCTGCGGTGCAATGATGCTGCCGTCAACGTACAGACTGCCGCCCCGTAACAGGTGCTGCATCTGTTGTTCACCGATATGCAGGCCGAGAGATTCAGCAGACTCCCGCCATTCTTTAGCGAGTAATTCGTGGTTATCAGGCAAAGGCCGCTGCTGTTTGCGGCTCTGTGTCCAGCTCTGCATTTCATCACTGCTGTTTTTTGCCTGTTTGTCACGAAGCGAACGCATCAGCGCCCGGCGTTCGTGCCGTTTCAGTGAGCGCATCCATTCGTTCACTTCAACGCCGTCAGGGAGCTGCGGCCACGGTGCTGGCCGTTCTTCCGGCTGTTCTGTCCCGTTGTTGTCCGTTTCCTGTACACGGGGACAGTTATTGCCACGAGTCCAAGGGGCGGCAGGGCCGCCCTGAAGGTCAAAACCATTTTCGCGGGCGCTGTCTTCCGTTTCCGGTTTACGTCTTACCAGCTTCCAGTTATCCGGATGCGTGCACACACGAGAGGATTCCCCGATGAGTGGTGACCAGATCCCGTAAATCTGTACGCTCTGTTCGCCGTAATCATTCAGTTCATCTGCGAGGTCGTAGGCGGTGCGAACCAGGTAGTCCTTGCGTGGAACAAGTACGCCGCCCTGTTTCTCTATGTAGGTGGCAAAACATCCGGCATCAGCGGCAGCAAGAACCGCATCCATTGCGTCATCCTTCAGCCGTTGTGGGCCTTCCGGGTTGCGTGCCATCTGGCTGGCAAGGCGACGCAGCTCACGCCACACCTGACGGGAGGGGATACCAAAAAACTGGAACTGGCGGACCCGGTGAAGGCGCGCCCAGCCGATGGCGCGTTCCACGCTCTCGGCCATTGATTTTCCGGTTTCGTGGTCAACGCGTGGCTTGCCCGTTTTCGGGTCGATGCCATCCACGGCACGGCTGTCCAGGTTTTTCCCGATGTAGGTGGCGATGTAGCTGGTCGGTGTGCCTTTTGAGCCGTCGACGTACTCCGCCTTAAAGCGTGGGGTAATATCATCACCCAGCTCGTGACGATCTTCCTGAATGGCAATATCACGGGTGTGGGACACAATGGTGTCGATTTCTTCCGGATGAGCAAAGACCATCATATGCCAGTGCACGGTGCCGTCATGGTGAGGCTCCACCGTGCGGATGCCATACCAGCGCAGGCCGTCGCGGTTCAGTTTCTTGCGGACCGCCGCAAAAAACGTGTTAACCAGGTAATCGCTGGAGTCGCGCATGGTGGCCCCGTTCCATTTGGGATTCGGATGACCGTTCTCTGTTGTGGCGTGGTATTTTGACGGGCAGGTGACAGTCAGAAACACCGCTTTGTCGCCACGGGCTTCGGCCAGAAGTTCCAGCCCCTTCATGGTGGCCATCATTTCTGCCTTACGGTGAACCGGGTTACTTACTCCCGCGTAATACACTGTCTCGAGATCAATCGTGAACCCGTCTTCGTTTTCCAGCATGAAACTTTTCAGGAAATCGCGTGTTTTCTCGCGCTGTGCGCGAAACTCGCTTAACGCGTCCTGGCTCAGATAGGGCGATGTTTTTCTGGAAACCAGACAGGCGGCGCGAAGTTGTTCTTCCCGCCACTCACAACGTAACAGCCACAGTTTGCGTTTCCACCATTCCGCACAGGTCAGGCGAAGGATTGCGCCTGGCAGCAGCTCCGTGTCCGGTTCGTTCCTCCGGTCTTTGTCTGTTGTCAGTGCGTCATAATGTGGAGGCATGGCGTGCAGGTGTAACGCCATGCGGTCCAGCATCTGATACGCCTTCAGGGTTACATCCATGGTCAGCTCGCCATCGGTCGCGCCAAAACCATCGCAGAGTTTTTCGAAGGTGCTGCTGAACATCGCCGCCGTCATGGTAGCCAGCGTCTGTATCTGGTGCTTGTTGAGCTGCGGCAGGTAAAGCAAATCGTCCAGGCGTTCGCGTCCGGCAAGGGAGCGATAACCCGGTGTCAGCCAGCGGCTGTCGGTGCGGTTTATGCGATCGAATATCTTGCGCAGGGTTCCGCGTGCATAGCGTTCTGCCTGCCAGCTCTTTTTGCCTTTCCGGCGATCGGCTTCCTGTTTTTTGCGCAGGAAGGAGAGGTGACGAATAAGTGGATCGCGCAAATAGGACGGCAGCAGGCGCAGCGAGGCCATGGCTTCATCCACCGCGCCGCGTGCCTGTTTTCTGGCGTCTCCTGCCAGTGTGATGGCTTTGTCCTGTTTTTCCTGTGCGTCCAGGCTTTTATTAATCAGGTTGCCCAGCGGTGTGGCGGAGAACGCCGCATCAGCCATTTCCTGGCGGCGCTCGTTCTCTGCCCGGTAGGCATCCAGCCAGGAGGAAAGCGCAGATTCAGGAGCGGGGATCCCCGTTCCTTCACGCCCCACTGCGTGGCGCGGTTGTTGCCAGTCCCTGATGTACTCTGCCGTCATAGTGATTTACTTCGTCATGCCATTCAGGGTGTCGCGGCAGGCTGTAGCCAGCCGCTGAATTTCCAGCACGGTGTCTTCTGTGTCGGCATGGCGATGTGTGATGCGGATGCTGTCGGCAATCACATCGACGATTGCAGAGGATGGGCGCTGGTAAATGCCAATAACGGTCGGGGTGCCACCTTCAATGCGGTAAAGCCTGTAATTTCCCTCGTGGCTGTCAATCATGTAGCGACCATCAATAACAATCTTTCCGTCAGCGAGCTGCGGTACAGGCAGGGATTTCAGGTACATGTCATAACGATCACGCACGCGAGCGGCAAGATCACGTTCTGTGTTGAGCAGGTATTCAAGAAAGTCGTTGGCGAGAATCATTGCGGCAATCCTCTTGTTACAGATGTGCGAAGGCCTCCCGCCGCAAGGTGCAGGAAAGGCCCGGAACAGGAATTAATGGAGTTTGTTTTGCTGCTGGATGAGCTGTTGAAACTCGTGCAGATCATCCGCCAGATAGCTGAAAACAGAGGCGGAATAAATGTTTGATAGTGCGTGGCTGCGCTCATGCAGCATATTGATGTGCATGATTTGCGCGACGCGTGATGCGCGGGAAAGTCTGCGGTTGATTTCAGTCTGGATGTGACGACGCTCCGCGATAGCGCGGTGCTGTTTGCGGTCTGCCATGGTGTGGCCTCTTTGCTCGGTGATAGAAATAACTCACCATCCAGAGTTGAGAATCTCGGGGTGGCGAGACGTACAGGGTTCTCAACACCGGAGAGCAAAGAATCCGGCCCGACCGAAGTCGGCCCCGTACGCCCCGCCATAATTCTGACGCGAAAAAGACGTGGCAATACAGTACGCACAAAAAAACCGCTAGCGCGGTTATGCGCTTTGCTCTGTATCGGGTTGAGAATCCCGGCACCCGTTTTATGAGGTGCAGCGGAAATGTAACCTGACCGATTGCGGCATGGCAAGCGGTTTTTTTGTGTGTGCATGTTCTGGTTTCTTACTGGTTCAGAAAAAAATCAAAAACGTTATCGATGCGTTGCAGCAGCTCTTGCTGCATTGCTTCCGGCGTTTCCGGTTCGCCAGGTGCCCCCAGCGTTGCGCAGAAATCAGCGATTTCATGATGGAGCGTGAGGCGAATGGCTGGAGCCGTGGTTCTGGCGTGCTCCAGCTGATCCAGCAGTGCCAGCACAGCAGACGGCGAGAGCATTGCGCGAAATGCCAGTAATTTTTGAGGCGTTGCCATTCGTTGCAGGGCAAATGCCAGTTCGCGTAGCTTCTGGTGGTTGATGGTGCTCATGCTCTGGCTTCCTTCAGTAGCTGGTTAAACATGTGAGTAAGTGGATTGCTACACCCGAACGGCATCGGGTTTACGTGGTAAGAAGCCTTGCCTCCTGTTTTGCGAGCGCGACCACCTGTGCTGCGGTTTGTTCTGATGACTAAGCCGCCGCGCCAAAGTCGGCGTAACTCAGCATTAATGGCTGTGGTTGGGGTATTCAGTGCTGCGGCGATCTCTCCGCCGCTACACCCCGGATGAGTAGCGATGTAGTCCAGAATGGTCATCTGCGTGGCTCCTGTACCTGTCGGATAAGATTTACTCGCGCCACGTTGGTGGCGCAGAAGTAAGTGCCGTCAGTGAGGTAGATGTGGTGTGCATCCTTTTCCGAACGATGTTTGTCGATAGTGGTAATCAGGCGTTCGTCGACCTCGTATTCGCGCCCTCTGGAGGTAAAGCGAACGACGGGAAAATGCTTAATTGCCATTGCGCCCCCTTTGTCCAGTAACCCTATGCGTTAAATACGGCACGTTGCGCGTCATCAATGAATACAGCTTGAGAGCGTTCTATCAGGCGGAGATTTGTCAGAAGCTCTGACTCTTTTGTGTGGTAAGGCGTTATCAGGTATTTGCCGTGCAGTTCGGCAATAATGGTGTATTGCAGCATCATTGCTGAACCAAGAATATAAATGCAGCGTCCAATGCTGGACGGATTCATGGCTGCAACTGTTGACTGTGTTTTAAGAGTGTCGATTTCTTTGCTCTGTTCCTCAATAACTTTGGCTGCTTCAGAGGTGGCTATTGCGATGGTCAGTGCGTAAAGCGCTGCCATATGTTGATTATCTTTCTGGGCTGCCCTGGACAGCTTGTCTTGCTCTGCTGACACTATTTTTAATGTATTGATAATATTTTTTTCTTTTGCGTTCATTTTATATCTCCGTTATTTACGTGTGCGAATACCTCCGCGAATGCGGATAGTTTTCAGGTTTTCGGGTTTAATCTGGTGTTTTGTTTAAGCTGTTATTTGTCAGTGAAAAAGCGTTCAATCTTTTTTACTGAATGAATAATTCGCATAATCCCAATGGCGCAGGCCACCGAAATAATCAGAACAAGCCATGAGATAAATATACTCATGCGATATTCCCCAGCTTATATGGTTCAATGTGTTCCCCGCATTCTGCGGCACAGATCAGCTCGGAAAGTTCGTTAAGTGCATCCAGATCATCAGCGTAAAAAGCAACGTCATACAAACTCCGGATTGCCCTGGTCAATGAGTCACGGGCTGCACGTTCAGCATGAGCGCCTGATGCACTTAAGCGAAAATAAAATCGTTCAAGTGCTTTGTTAATGAGAGTTTTATATTCTTTGCCCATCGCAACGCCCTTTAATCTGCTTTCTGAATTTCAGCTTCTGAATCCATACAAATAATTTCGATATAGGGTTCATCGCCATTAACCTGACGTGCCTTTTCAGCTTCGCTAATGATTTCTCGTACGGTCTGGTACGGAAGCTCCACAGTCAGGCGCGTACCGTTCAGATAAACGTAAGTAGCTGCGTTTTTTTTCGGATGGAACAACTCCGTCAATGGCTGATGCGCGTAATAACAGTTCACCGCGAAAATCAATAAAACGGATAAATACACCTTGTGCATGCTCTTTGGTCATAAAGCACCTGTTATAAATCAGCCTGTTTAATAAAACTTTGCCCGCGAAGCAGACGATCAACCGTGCGAAGTGCTTCGTATAATGTGAAATCCTGCCCGAAGTGATTGTCGCCGCAGTTCAATGCAAAAATGCGGTTTCCGGTAAACGGATTGTGTGGGCATTTGTGGACCACGATTCCAGCTTTCTCAATCAGCCAGGCATGTTCGCCGATTTGTTTTACAGCGTGGCCATCCGGTGTTGCGTGCGTCTCGTTCAGGTTATAGCGACTGTTACTACGTGATGCACTGGTAGCGACGTGGTGTACATGGCGTTCTACGCCATTACGAAATTTGGAGTATGGATTATTAGCGTTTTTTTTCATGATGGTGCTCTGTTCATTGTTTTAGCTGTTAGCCAAAGCGTCTTTTAACATCGCCACAAGGTTTACTTCAGGCTTTTCCATTTTGGCGCGTTTGGGGCGGATAATAATTCGACCGTCAGCCAACATCTTTTTGCATGTATTAAGAGGGATACCTGTTATCTCTGCATATTTCTGCAGGGATACATAGGGGGCATTCACATTGATATTGATGGTTATACCTGACATCCCACTAGCCTCCTGATCAGGAAGATTTGTTTTGTTCTTTCTGGGTTAGCTCTAGGCCGCGAAGGAAGATCATGCGCGCCATGTTAGAGGATGAGCGTTGTTCTTTAGCTGCCATTTCATCAATGACGGCTCGCTCCTCGAGGGACAGCCGAAGTGCCAGTCTTGGACCTGTGGCGGTGTTACGCGGAATGCGTGATCTGGTATCGTGAAGAACTTGTTTCATAGTGGTATATTGTGATCATCTAATAGCTCGTGAAATCATTTTGGTATCAAAAAAGATACCTGTCAAGGTTTTTGTATGAAAAATGATATTGGTCAGCGGTTGCGTGAGGAAAGGGAAAGATTGGGACTTAGTCAAGTTGCCATGAGCGACATTGGTGGAGTCAAAAAGCTAACTCAGCTTAGATATGAGAAAGGAGATAGCTTTCCTGATGCTGCGTATTTGGCAGCGCTGTCTCGTTTTGGCCTTGATGTTCAGTATGTTGTGTTGGGAATTCACTCACCTGAAACTTATAACGATGATGAGCAGGAATTGATTACTCGCTTTCGAGCAGCTTCGTTAGATGTGAAAAACGCGGTGATTGGGGCTTTAAAAGGTGCGATCAGTGAAAAGGAAACTCAGCCATCAGGACGTGAGTTAAATATTTCTGGTGGTAATAACCGTATCGCTGGTCGTGACTATAACGAAACTAAGGGTAGGTGATAGTAGGGAGGTGACATGGCCGTCAACTCAAACGGTTCAAACAATCGCGTTGCTGGGCGTGATTTTCACGAAAAGAATATTCAGATAGAGCGATATGATGGTTCTCATACCGTCAATATCGCAATCCCTTCGAATAATGATGATGACGATCGCCCTTTGCTTAAGGCTCAGCGTAAGGAGCTAAATAGCTTGGTTGCTGCTATTGCAGAAGCTAGCAATACTGAAGCGTTTATTATTTGGCAAAAAGTACATGCGGAGATTGGTGTAGCTGGTATTGATGATATGACAGTAAATCAATATAAAACAGCGGAGAGTTTTCTGCATGCAATGCTTGAGCGATGTAAAGATCATGATGCCTGTAAGGCTCTTGTAAGTTTATTACTACGTAACAGTGAAGACTGTGGACTTCGACAAAAACTTCTGCGGTATTGCCATATCAATTTCGGTACAGGACGTTTAAACGATCTTACTCGTTCTCAGTTACAGTCTGCATTGTCGTGGTTAGAGCAACAATCGGCATCAAGCCACACAGAGAGTTCGACCTTACCAGAAGTCCGACTTCGTGCTTCAGAATTAATCCGACTTTATCCAAAAGAAATAATATTCTTTATCTGCGTAGGGGTTTTGGTAGGCGGTGTCATTTCTAGGGCGTTTTTTAATTTGTAATCTTACTTGAGCTAAATTGAGGTAATGATATGAAAGTAAAAAAGGTTCAACTATTAGTTACTTTTTTATCTATGTTTTCTTTTTCCGCCGTCGCAATGCCTTTTAAAACTATTGAACGTGAGAGTTTCAATGGGGTATGGCCATTTAATACTGATGAGGTTCAATTACAGTGTCTTGATGGTAATCCTTATGTGATGAATTTTGACGATAATAAGTTATATGCACTTACAGGTTTGGCTCGAATAAAAGGTAAAACATTTGGTGCGTTACCGTTAGATAACAATAATCCATTTTGGCTAGATAATGATGCCGCCCCAGGGTTAAAAAAGAGTCTGGGGGATGTCACTAAGGCTGCATTTGATTTATGTGATAAGTAACTAAAATGTCGGTTCGTAAGATTCCATCAGGTAAATGGCTTTGCGAATGTTATCCCTACGGGGCATCGGGAAAACGCATTCGTAAACAGTTTGCGACAAAAAGTGAGGCGCTCTCTTATGAGCGCCGTTTAATGAATAGTAGAGTTGGAGACGAGTTTCAAGATGGTTCTGGTCCTCGTCTTTCTGAGTTGATTGCTCGTTGGTTTGAGATGTACGGTAAAACCTTGTCCTCTGGTGCAGAGCGCAAAGTCAAACTTGAGGCGATTTGTTCCAGGCTGGGAGATCCATTTGCTTCTCAGTTTGACAAAAATATGTTTGCTACTTATCGGGAAAGAAGGCTATCAGGAGAATGGAATCCCAAGGGGAAGAAAAAACTTAGTGAAGCAACCGTTAATCGCGAGCAGTCATATCTACATGCTGTTTTTGCCGAACTGAAGCGCCTTGGGGAGTGGTCTGGTGAAAACCCCCTGACTGGTATTCGCAAGTTTCGTGAGGAAGAAAAGGAACTGGCGTTTCTGTATGTAGATGAGATTGAACGCCTTCTGATTGCGTGTGATGAGTCACGGAATAAAGATTTGGGGGTTGTTGTCCGTATTGGGCTTGCGACTGGTGCTCGGTGGAGTGAAGCAGAAGGATTAAAGCAATCTCAAGTACTGCCCGGTCGAATCACATTTGTTAAAACTAAAGGAAAGAAGAACCGCACTGTACCGATTTCACCTCAATTGCAAGCTATGCTTCCTAAAAAACGAGGAGCGCTATTTTCACCATGTTATGAGGCTTTTGACGCTGCAATTAAGAGAGCGAAGATCGAGCTTCCTGATGGGCAATTAACTCATGTGCTACGTCACACGTTTGCCAGTCATTTTATGATGCGGGGCGGAAATATTCTTGTGTTGCAAAAAATACTGGGGCATAGCGATATAAAAATGACTATGCGTTATGCGCATTTTGCTCCAGGTCATTTAGAGGCTGCTGTTGAATTGAACCCTTTTGACAATAGAGGGTAA